TCGGGTCGTTATAGCCCCAGTCCATGGCCCCATATACCTTACAATCCTCCAAATTGACCGGCAAAGTCGGGATTATATGCTTTCTGGGTCGCCATTCACCGAAAACTTGGCCCACAAAGATGTTCCAGTCACCATATCGCCAGGCTTTCCACAAAGCCTCGTCGGTCCAACGCAAAGCTTCCAATCTGGTCAAATATTCGGGATCTGCCTCACTTAGGACCGGATTATCGTCTACCGTAGCCGGGATATAGACCCGTTTAATCCCGTCCTCGCCGGTAAAGGGGACATTGGGCTCATGGGGGTCCACAAACATTTCCTTCACCCAGAGGTGGCCAATCCCGCCCGGGTTGGTTGTGGCAAAGATTTGGGGCCGAAGTTCAGGTATTGTGGTACGACAGGATGAAACTAGCTTCACATAGCGGTCTTTCGAGACAATTTGGGTCAATTCCTCGATCAATATCTTCTGATACTCGTGCCCCTGGTATTTGGTATAGGTAGTGTCATCTTTTAGGTGCCCGGTGCGAATAATGGCCCCTGAAGGGAATCTAAGAATAACTGGGTTGCCCGTGATCTGGACCCCGAGACCAGCGTACATATAACGGGCTCGCTCAATCCAGTCGCCCAAATCATCCCCATTTCGCCGGATAACGAGTCCCTGGAACCGGGGGTGGTCCACATATTCGGTCAACCACAATAGCCCCGCAAAGGTCTTACCTCCGCCTCGGGCTCCTCCATATAGGATTTCTTTTATGCTATATGGCTGGCGAAGGGCAAACTCTTGTTGACCAGGGTTCGGCTTCAGTATTGGCATACTGCAATTGTAGCAGTAGCGTTATCTCGTAAAGTAATGCCACAGAGCGGCTAGTAGCCCCAGCAAACCACCCCAGGCAACTAGAAAGTTCCCGATAGTATCAGCCCAGCCTAAGGGAACGGCTGAGACTATGAGCCCACCGACTAGTTCAGCCACCAACCAAACCACGACTCCAACAACTAATGCTAGTACAATTCGACGTACCATTGATTTATTCCTCAATAATTGCTATCATGCTACCACTATATGAAAGGAGGCGTACTAAGTGGCTTACGCATTTCGGTTCCATTGTTTCGATGAAGTCGATAATCCTGACCTAGATAAGTGGGATCGTCGAGTAAAAAGTATTCATGTGGCGGTCGTGGCAGATACGGAGGCTGATGCCGTGACCAAAGTTAAGGCTCTAGTCACCAGAAAAGTCTGTGAACTTGATGGTGTTTATGAGCTAAGTGAATTGCACCCGATAGATAACTAATAACGTGGTGGGACGTAGGAGGTTTTTGGATTGTTTTTCCCTCCTCGGCCATAAGACTCGCATCTTGCCCACCGCACCCCCCCAATTCCTAGATTGATAGGAGGGTTAGCTCTAGCACTTCGCCCTCCAAGTGTATGTGTATAGAGAGCTAGCTAAGGTTCTCACGCGGGACGTGCTAATCGCATAGGCGCGTTAGCCAAAAACCTGCCCTCCTACCAGTCTGGGAAAAGTGCTAAGATAAAATCCAAAGACCTATAAGGTCCCTCACGGGGCCTTTTTATTTTGGAGCTTAAATGTCAGCCAACTGGGAAAATATAACCAAGCCCTATCTTGATACTAAAGTTGACCAACTTCAGGACTCGAATGGCCAAATTGATTCGGTCCCAGCGTTATCGCTCGATCTGCCCGACCACAAGATCGTCGCTGACCTTGAGAACCGAATCGAAGATTCTAAGAACTATTGGAATGAGGCCAAGGGTTATAACCTCAGAACCGACCGGGCCAAGAACGTCAAAATGTACCTTGGCCAATATGTCGATGAGGGCCAACTTTACCGGTTCCAGATCCCCTATGTTGAGAATGAGATATTTGTCGCTACAGAAACTATTGTTGCTTATTTGACTAGCGAACAACCAAGTCCCGAGGTTTACCCGGCCCAGGACTCCCAACAGTCCAAAATCTTGGCCTCAGACCTCGAAAAAGGCCTAAAGGGCCACAGCGGCAAAATGGAGCTAAATCGGCACCTGGAGTCGGCTATTCGCAATCTACTCCTTAAAAGGGTCGGTTTTTTGTACCTATGGTTTGATCCCGACTATGGCCAAAATGGGGAGATCAGAATCAAGTCTTTGGACCCAGATCACGTTGTGGTTGATAAAAACGCCGAACGGGGAGCCAACCCGGCCTTTATCTGTATATATATGAAGAACTCCGTCGAGGAGCTGTGCTACCTCTTCCCGGACAAAAAAGAGGCCATAATGATGGAGATCGGGGCTAAAAAGCAGCCCCAGCGCATGTCCCAGACCATCGACTGGCGACAGGTTTGGCTAACTCATTATGACGAAAATGGGGCTCCGCAAGAGGGTTGCGTATCATATTTCGGTAGTCTGGTCCTCGACAAATACAAGAATCCGAACTGGATGTACGCAAACGTCAAGAAGAACTTCCTGGATATGCCACTGAAGCCCATCATTCCGCTCAATTACATCAACGACGGGACTCACTGGATTGACTCGACCACACCGGTTGAACAGGCTTCCTGGATTCAAGAGGTCTTGAACAAGCGTGGCCGTCAAATCATGGAGAACGCGGATGCGGCTAACGGGATGCTCGTCATATCTTCTGACGCTATGAGCATGGATGATGCGGAGAATCTGACCGGGGACCCTAACCAAAAACTGGTCATAGACACGAAGGGTGAGCCGATTGGTGATCTCATCGATAACATCCAAGGACGCGAACTCCCCGCGTATGTCATCGACGACAAGGTAGACTTGCGTAACACCGTCCACTCGATTATGGGGACACCGCCGCAGATGCGTGGAGATGACTCTTCTCAAGCTGAAACCCTCGGTGAAAATTTGATGATGAAGAACCAGGCTACCGGCCGACAAGATCTGATTGTCCGGGCCGTAGACGCTTGCCTGAACCGTTACTTCAATTATCTCGTACAAATGATGACCGTCCACTACACTGACAAGCACTTTATGACCATAAATAGTAATGACGGTGATTTTGACTACATCACCCTGCACCGTGATTTGATCGAAAAGGGCTGTAGCGTCACGGTTAAAAATGGCTCAACTCTACCCTTTGATAAGTCTCGCCAAGAGGCTATCGCTATGAACCTAGCCAAGGGCCAACTAATTGACCCGTTGAACCTCTACAAAGACCTGCATATGGATAGCCCCCAAAAGCGCTATGATGCCTGGGCTAAGTGGAAGACCGACCCCATGGCCTTGGCCCGGGATGCGTTGGATGAGCTGGATGACACCACCGCCTATATTGATTACATCGAGGCTTTGGCCGGTAAGAAGGTTAAGCCCCGTGATGATGCTTCTAAAGAACACGTCTTGATTCACCGTAAGCAGATGATCTCTGACCAATTCTTAACCGCCTCTCGGACTGTCCAAACGAACTTCATTGCTCACGTCGCCGCTGAGGTCCAAAGCCTCCAGCTTCGTACCGACTTAGATGCTATGGCTATGCAGGGAGCTATGGCGTTGGCCCCCCAGAATCCTATCCAGCCAGCACCCCCACCCCAAGCTCCCATGGGACCTCCCGGAATGACTCCAGGCGCACCTCCCCCTTCACCTGGCGGAGGAGCTATGCCCCCGGGGGCCGGGATGCCTCCCATGGGGGGCCAGGGGGGACCAACCCCAGGGCCGGTACCCAACCCGACCACGCCGATGAACGCCCCCGATATTATGGGAGCCATTGGCGGTATGACCCCGCCCATGCCCAGAGGCAACAATGTGACCTCAATTCCGCCTGTGTAGTATCATCTACAACAGGAGGTAATAAGAGCCTATGGCGGAATCTATCGCCAACTTAGTTGAAAATATGAATTTAGAGGAGCCCGCACCAAATGGAGAGCCCAGCCCAGAACCTACGCCAAAGCCAAATCAAGACCCTGGAAGTGGGTCTGACAATCCTGGAGGAGGAGATCCAAAGCCCAGCGACCAGCCCGGAGGTAAAGGAGAGCCTAAGGGTGGACCTGGAAGCGACCCAAAAAGCGCTGAACCAGCTAAAGAACCTGACCCCGGCTATGTCGCCGATGAGGTAGGAGATGAAGATGAACCCAGCGGATCTGCCGCCAAGCTGGACCCCAAAAAGACGGAAACGCCGCCAGAAACGACGCTCTCGCCGGAACTCCAGTATGTGGTTGACCGACTTCCTGTACTTTCCGTCCGAGGGAAAGATCGTACTTATCAAGTCAAAGCCGCTGGACAGCTCCCGGAGGATTTTGAATTTGCCTCGAAACACGAAGAGCTAGTTTTTAACCAAGCTCTGGCAGCTCAAGAATTTAAGGCCCAGCAATTACTAAATGAGTTTAATCAGAACAAGCAGCAAGAGACTTTCCGGGAATATTCCGAGAAAGAAAACGAAGATATTAGACATGATATCGGTGATTTGCAGCGAGAGGGAGAGCTACCGAGATTCCAGTATCTGCCGAGTGATAAGCGATTCAATGATGACCCGGCCGTTAAGGCGGTTCAGACGGTCATGGACTATATGCAAGAGAAAAATGATGCCTACGCTAAGGCGAACCGGCCATACCGCATTACTTTCCGGGATGCCTATGACCAACTCCAAAAGCAAATAGCCAAGGAGTCTCCCGACAATAGCGCCCAAGCTAAAGAGGATAAGGAGAGAGCGGAGGTCTCCCGCCGGACTGGAGCTGGTCGAACCACCAATAATACCCCGGCTCCTAAAGCTCGGGTAGCCAGGTCCATGGAGGACCTATTGAGCCGTATTGATAACTACGATTTCGCCTAGTGCATATTACTTGGGTTGTAGCTTTGCTCGTAGTCCTCGGCGAGCCGGAGCGCAAAAAGAAACCCCTAACAGAGGAAGAGGCCAATCATTTCTTGTATGTGGTTTATCGGACCACCATCCCGCTAGAGACTGACCAGGCTGTCCAGATTGTCCGAGATATTCTTAAAGATCCGAAAGGGGCAAGACAACGAACAACATAATAGCGGCCAACGCCATTGATTACACAACTGGGACTTACACCTACAATGGGTTCCAGACCACCCCCAATACCACTATTACGACGGGTTATTACCATGTCTGTTGTGGCTGTAATAATAAAGGAGATACCATGTCCAAGACCGAGACCGCCATTAAGGTCGTATCAAAGCTAATCGAAGAGGGAATCGTTGACGGTGAGAAGCTCAAAGTCGCTGACTTCCTGAAACTCGTCACTAAACTGGTGGAGGACGTTCTTTGAACCCCCATATGGTCATGGCCCTAATAGCCAAATACACCGACCTCTCCAAGGAGGTGGCCGAGAAGATTGCTAAGGAGCTGGATCTCGTGACTCAGCCCTCAACTTATAAGGATGCCGAAGCCCTGGTTGAGCGCATCGTAGCCTCCATTAGGAAATAGTTGTTGTAAAAAAGACATAAACGGTCTATCGTTTGATTTAAGAAAGGTCTCGCAGACATGCGGGGCCTTCTTTTTGTGTCCTAAATAATTAACGAAAGAGAGCAACACATGGCCGGAATGGTGTTTACAGATAGGGTGGTAGATATCACCTATCAAGAGATCTTGCCTACTATGGTAGACCAGATCAACAACTCAAACATCTTCACAGCCCGTATGCTGACTCAGCCCAAAACCTGGTCTGGTGTCACTATGAACGTGCCGATTGAGACTGCCAACTCGACAACGGGTGGGTCATTCTCTGGTATGGACACGTTTAGTACGGCTGCGACGAACAACACAAGGCTTCTGACTTTCTATGTCGCGGCATACGAACAGAGCGTTGTGGTCCCAGGCATTGAGCGTGATATTAACGCCAATACCGAAAAGCAAGTCCTAAAGCTACTCGCTACTAGGATGGATGAGGCTAAAATCTCAGCCGCTGTCAACATTGGTTCTATCTTCTATGGAGCTGGTAACGGCAAAGACTTTGATGGTCTCGGTAACATTGTCGATAACGGTACAGTCGCCCCGACCTATGGTGGCCTCTCTCGTACTACCTACCCCTTCCTCGATGCCGACCAAACGGCCGTCACTTCGGGGATTATTACGTTGGACTATCTCTCCAGTGAGTTTGACAACGTAAGTGCGGCTGGTTCTACCTCAGAGTCTCCTACCATTGGTCTTACCACCAAAGCGATCTGGACCTATATCGAAGGTTTGATCCAACCTATGGTCTCGGCTCGCTACGAGACTGTTGGTGTCCGTGGTTATGACCGGGTAGACGGGAAACTGCCTCCGGGCATGAGTGTCCCAGCCGGTGACGAGCGCCTTCAAGGGTTTGGTGGGTTTAACTCCCTAACCTATCGTGGTCGCCCACTGGTCGCAGACGACACCTGTACCTCACAGTTGTTCTTCTGGCTCAACGAGCATTACCTAGCATTCTATCGTGTGATTAGTCCTCAGCTTAAGCAGATCGCTTCAAATGTTGAAGTGACTGAAGGGTTCTACAAGGATGTTCCATTCCCTAGCGCCTTCCAGTTCCGCGACATGATGAGCCCGGTCAACCAGTATGGTGAAGTCGGCCTCTTGATGCTGATCGGCAATCTGATCGCTAAACAGCCGAGAAGGATGGGTAAACTAACCGGAATCACATCTAACTAAGAAAGGGCCTTAATGATATGGAATCAGGCGTAAGGCAATTAACTGAGCAGGATCTAAACACCCTCTCAACAACCAAGCAGGTCGCATATGGCGCTCTGGGCATGACCGCAGATGGCCGACGTTTTCGCTACGTCAGCTTCGGTGGGACCTCCACCGTCGCACCGGGAATGCTCTGGGTAACAGCCGCCGTTAAAGCCGGTGCTGCCAACCTTGCCATCCCAGCCGCTGGGACTGGCTCCCAGACCACCGCTTCGTTAAAAGCCGGTTCGACCTTTTTGGCCGTGACCAACGGTTCAACCGCCGTCACCGCTGATGAGTTCGCCGAGGGTTTCTTGCAGGTCAACCAGACCTCGGGGACAAACGAAGGACCAATCGTTTACAGAATTAGAGGCAATGACGCGGCCGCCGGGTCTGGTAGCCCAGCCTTCAATGTCTACCTCTACCAAGAGGAACCATTGAGGAATGCTGAGACTCTCACCGCCGGAACCGACACCGTGACTCTCACCCAGTCCCCCTTCCAGGCAGTCACTACCTCCACCACCCTGTCGAACCCGATTGGGGTTAGCGTTATCCAGGTAGCTAATACCGCCACTGTGACTAACTATGGTTGGGTCCAAACTGGCGGCCACTGTACTGTGAACGCTTCTAACTCCGGTACTAAAGGCCAGCCAGCCGTCCAAGACCTTTCAACCGCTGGTAACGTGGCGAACGTAGGTGCTGGCGC